GTCACGACTTCCTTGATAGTTGCCGTTACCTCGGTGATGTCAGGAACATCTGTGGTTGGGAATGCCGCACCTTCCGACTGTCCGGCGGTGGTGGTTCCGCGTGCCGTCAGGACGCGCCAGCCACTCTGGGTCCAGCCTTCCTTGGGAAGCAGCCTGAAAATCTCCGACTTGGTATTCAACTGGTTGAACACGGCCGCACCGTACATCGCATTGAAGTAGCCGGTATCGCCGGTCGCAAGGCTGTCCTTCTTGATGCCGTAGCGCTTGGAAATTCCAAGCACGCCGCCGTAGTAGGCGTTCACATATTCCTCGAAACTCATTGCCATTTTTAATCCCCCCTTCCTGCCTTCTCGGCCAGTCTGTCAATCTCGTCGAATGACTTGCTAAACTCTGTCCAGTTGGTAGGTTTAGGAGTGGAACGCTTGGGCGCGGGTGTCCGCTTCTTCCCAGCATAGATGTTGAGGCCGTGCTTCTTCAGAGTGCTGATGGCTTTTTCGAGGTCGTCCACCTTCTCGGCGGGTTCGGACTTCTCCTCTTCCTCCTCCTCTTCTGCGGGGAGTTCCTCTTCGGCCTCTTCCTCGTCCTCATCTTCTTCCTGCTTCTCATCGCCGCCCGCCATATCTTCCAGATAGGCCAGCACTTCCTTGAGTTTCAGGAGTGTGTCTTCGAGGTCTTTAACAAGGTCATCTTCCTTGTCAACGTCCTCTTCAAGCACAGGTTCTTCCAGCGCTTCCGAGGTGTCTGCTTCGACTTTGACATCCTCGGCTTCATCGGCTTCGGTGTCCTTGGCTGTCGCGCCACAGGTGCAAACGGTCATATCGCTTCAGGGCGCTGTTATTATATAAATGAAAGAGAGTTTCCGGAATTAGCCCTTTGGTTTGCCCGGATTCCAGCTTGAACGGCCAACAGCATTGCGCAGTTCATACCCGGATGTGCGGCCCTTTGAACCATCGGGTTTGTTGTAAGTCTGGTCGAAGCGGCCGGGGTTGTACCAGAGTTCACTACACCACGCCCTCTCATCCCTGACTTGACGACGACCGGGCAGCCTGCCAATCTTACGCGCGTTAAAGCGACAGTTATTGAACCACGTTTCGGGCGGCCTTCCAATGCCCTCGGTCGGCTTCTTCTTGGGCTTTTTCTCGACCATAGTCGTTACTTGTGCCAACAGTTTCTCGCACTTGGCAAGGCGCAACTGCTTATGGATGTCAGACAGCAGCGCCTTGGATTTGCCAAAGCGGCGGGCGAGGATAGCACGGTGGTGATTCTCCGCTTCGGCCTTGGTTGGGTGGCAGCCGCCCGGTATTGGTTTGCCTATCTTACCGGGAGTGCGATGGTGGAGAATACACCATTTGCTACCGCGCTTGCCAATCTTCTTCTCCAAATCCCCGCCGCATTGCATACAGGCAGTATGCAAAACGTCACCTTTGCTGTATGCAAATCGGCCGCTGGTGCCGGCTTCCGTATGCAAATCGGCCGCTTCATTTGCTGTACGCGACATTAATGTCGTCTTCGCCATTGACACATCCGTGACCTTGGCATCCGGGTTGGCAGGCGAATCGCCCACCCAAGACACAGACCAGAGGGACAGTTCGTTGATTCGGGTGTGGCAGTCGTCTTCCGAATAACAAATCTTTTCTTGGTCAGTAGCCTCTCCCCGGATACTGCTGGCACCGTTAGGGCCGAACTGCTTTATTTCAGTCCAGACATTATCGTGCATCGGTAATTGGTCGTGAACGCCGACCCTTATCTTGATTTTACCACCTATAATTTTATAGGCTAAAGGCAGGCCAATCGGCTGTTCTTCGTGCCGATATGAATAGACTCCATATTTCATATAGAAGTCCATCGCTTCTTTGATGGTCTTTGTGGGTATCAGGTCGCCCTGTTTATCCACGGTAGGAGAAGAGATGAATGTTTCCATCACGCGGCTGTTATACCACTCGGGTCGGTAAATTTGCCAACCCGTTTCTTCTGCGACTGCCACGCCTTTGGAGTGTCCTCCAATTAATAAGCACTGATGCATTTCCGGAAATCCTTTATATGCTAAACAAGTCTGTTCTGCTTCTGGTGGACGTTTTAGCCCCTGATACACTCACCATTTCACTTTATTGAAGGCGGTAACAGGCGTATCAGTTCATCGGCGAAAGTGATGGGGAAGTTGCCCCGTTCCTTTACGAAGGCCGGACGCAGGTAAGGGCGTGGAGGCAGGCCACGGCGCTGTATCGCTTTCTTCACGGCCTCATAAGGAATGCCGGGATTGATATAGTTGTACCAGTCACGCAGGCTTCTCTCGAACTCCGCCTTACCAGTAGAACTGATATGAGGGCCAGTACCAAACTCAACGTGTTTGGCATATTTCAGGCGACTGCCTATCTCGTAACGGCGGGCTTCGCGGTCACTCTCCATCTCGATACTCTGCGCAAGGTTGCGCTTGCTTTTCGGTCCCTTGGGGTAGGGGCTGGCGAGGTTTTCCTCTGCCGCCCGCTGTATGTCTGTCCCCATTGTGAACATAGCGTTGTTCAGGGACTCCTTGATTATCTCCGGTAAGTCTTTGATAACAGTAGCAACCTCGGGTGCGTTGCGCACCTTCATCTTCAGCACAGTTACCGCCCTTCCGTTTCCGCAAGGCGCATCTCCAACTCCTTCTTCTTCTTCAAATATAGCCTGTTACGCATCTGGGCATAGCGTTGTTGCGTTGTCACTCGCTTACTGTTCTTCCAAGCCCGTTCCGTTTCACACTCATTACAAAGCCCGTGGACTCCAACGTGGACAGTCATTGCCCCACGCAAGCACTTCTGACAACGGTTGCTTCCCATTATGCCCTCACCAGCACCGTGCGCTGGTTAGGATGCAAAAGGGAGTGTCCCTTTAAGGATAGCCCATAACGATTCCCCACTTCCTGCTGTATCGCTATCAGGTCATTCAGTATCAGACCGTTGCCGGGGACGCGCGCTGCTAACTCCAGATGCGCCCGGCAGGTGCGCCTGTCCTGCATAACTATCAGCCGATACTTGAACTGGCGCTTCAGTTCCTTCTCGCCCTTCAGGTAGCCCCGCAGACGCCCCTCATTGTAGATATTGTTAATCTCTGTCCGTGCTAACCGTACCAGTTTGTATGTCTGCAAATTAGCCGACTTCCCCATCTCGGACACTATCTGCGAGATGGACTGCCCATCCGCAATACCGATAGAGATGGTGCGCTGGAGTGATTCACGCAGGCCATCCTGATAGCTATTGTAACTACGGGAGAAGTGAGGTTCGCCCTGAAGGCTGCGCACAAGTTCCTTGTCCGCTGTGTCTATCTCTACCTTGTTCTTCGTGCCGCGCAATTCCGTGTAGGCACTTGTAACACCGTGCTTGAAGGCGTTGGTAATGTCATCATCAACCGCCGCCTTCATCCTGCGCGCCAGCAGGATGCTGAAATTATCTACCGCAGCACGCAATCCCGCCTCTGTCTGCGTGGTCCGTAGCGGGGCCAGTTCCTCGCGGATTACACTTCGGAGTTCTCGGGCAACTCGTTCAATATATCCGCTGGTTCGCTTGGCACCTCGGCCTCCAGCGACTCCGGGGAAGGACTTGGAAAATCCTGACGCACCACCTCCGGGGTCTTCGGGAAGACCAGTTCGCCATTCTCATCTATGTCCACCTCCACGCCCGCAGACTGGAGTGAGGTAAGGATGTTGGCCTTAACCTGAAGGTTGTTGAGGCGCTGCGTTTCATTGCGTTCATTGATGTCATTGAAACGAATAGCCCAAGTGTTAATCTCTAATAGCTTCAGCAGCGGCTTGAAGAAGCCCTCCTCCACCATACGCTGCGTTTCGCGGATGGTGCGGTCGAAGATAGTTACCTGTTCGCCCTCGCTGTTAAGCCCACCCACACCCTGTATGTTACCGACGATAAGCGGCATCACACCGTAAGAGGCGTTGATGTCGCTGTTGATACGTTCCATATAGGGCAGCATCATCAGTTCATCCATATTGGGCATTACCGGAATGAACTTGGCGGTGGCGCTGGCATCACGGCTACTGATAATCGGAATGAAATTGGGGTTGCGGTGGGTTTCCTCTGCAATGTATTCTCCAAGCCGGTTCAGCGACTCTTCATCGTGACCCGGAACATCGAGGAAACCCTTGGGCGGGCGTTCCAGCCGATATATTTTCTTCTGCCACGCCTCTATCGCCAAGGCCGTTTCAATCTTGTTGGCAAGCCCGATAATCGGGGACTGCCCGTACAGTCGCGCGGACGCGCTGTATTTGTTGAAGTGGATTACCTCGTCCCGCGCAAACGGTATCTTCTCGCTTTGGGTATCATAGAAGTAGCACATCGGCACCAGCTTCGTGCCGGTTTTCCGGTTGTGGGTGCCGTCCATGAACTCGCGGGTGATGGGGTCGAACATCTCGTCATCACGGAAGCGGCCGTACTCGTCCACGTTGAAGCGCATGTGCTTGGCGTCCTCCACCCACAGTTCCTTCACGACCTTGCCGGTGATGGCGCCACCCTCGTCCGTGACGTAATCGAAGACTATGCTGACCCACGCATCATCGAAAATCTCCACCTGTCGTATCATCGCCTTCATCAGTTCCACGCCGGTTATGTCGGCGCTGCCGTTGGTGGGGTCGGCCAGCAGGCGCGCCAGTCGCTTGCGGTCCTCCTTGTCACCTCCCCCGCGGTCTATGTATTCCCAGCCTTTAGCTACCGACTGCGAGGCTATGCGGCCGACAACCGTCCGCAGGTGCGAGTAGCGGTCGGCCAAATCCTCAAGGTAGAACTGGTCAATCGTCGGCATTATGGCTTCCTGATAGCCGCTGTCAGGCGTCACGCCCGAATACACGGGCGTGCGCGCTTCCTTAAGCAGATTGGCGTCCAGCGTCTGCTGCCATAACTCCAAGGGCGAAGCCTTGCGCTGCGGGCTGCGGCCTATGATGCGGTCATACCAAGCCATCGGTACTTCCCTTCAACTCCGCCACTAATTTAAACACTCCCTTTGTCCGGATGGCTATCTGCTTCTCAAGCTTACGACTCCATTGGTGGCCGCTATTGCCGCCCATCAA